TCTATGTGCCGTTGCAGGTAAGTTGCCAGTGTGGCAAGATCATCACGGGAAAGGTTTTGTATGTTTTCACGGAGCTTGTCGATGTTGAAAACCCTGTCAAAGTCCATGGTAGACCTTGGCGTAAAGTCAAAATTCTCCCCCTGTGTGGCACGCGCCAGTGCGGCACGCATATCATCCATATACCCTTCGGCTTCGGGAATATCAAACGCTACCCTTACCCATATCCTTTCTGCTCGCCTGCTATGTAAATCATCAAGCGACTGGTTAAAGGCGTTTTGCTGATCGGTGGCCTGCTTTGTTCTGTTCCTATACAAAAGCATAGCAGATGCACCGCCCGCGAGCAAGGTGGCCACAAGGCCTATCGGGTTTTTCTTGAGGGCAACGGTAAATGCATTAGTGGCTGCCGTGGCCGCCACCTTGGCCCTCGTTATGCCTATCACAGCAGCCCTCATCAGGGCAGCGGACTTGTTGAAAGCATAGATACCCGCGGTGACCGCGGCAATGCGCTTTATCCACGTGACCTGGGCCTCGTTGATGTTTCCGATGAAGTTAGCCAGCCTGGCCACGGTTCTTCCCAGCCATTCGGCAGCCGGGATAAGGTGGCTTTGGATGACAGGGATAAGGTCCAGGCCGATCTGGTTTTTAACGGCGTCAAACTGCTGACCTACCCTTACCCAGCCCTGCCGGAACTCGTTAGCGGATTCAAGAGCTTCCCCGTCAAGGACAACACCCATGTCGTGTGCTTCTTGTCTGAGTTCTTCAATGCCCTTGGCGCCAAGCGATAGTATAGGCGCCATGTCACGCCACGCCCCGCCAAAGGCCTGCTGGCCGATCATATTTCTTTCGGTCACGTTCTCCATCTCGGCCAGCGTGCCGATAATGTCATCCATGATCTTATCGCCGCCGCGCAGCTCCCCGCTGGCCGTGCGCACCGTGATGCCGAGGTCGGCCATGGCACGGTTAAAAGGAGACGCCTCGCTTGTAGCGTTCGACATCCTGCGCGTTAAGCCCTCAGAGGCCCGCGCCAGTGCCTCGGTAGACACCCCCGCTATGCGTGCCACATATTCGTACTCTTGTAACTTATCCGTGGCAATGCCGGTGATGTCCTGAAGGTCGAGCAGTCTATCGGCCTTCTCGCCAAGTCCCGTGACAAGGTTGGAAATTCCGCGATAAACAGCCCTCGCGGCGAAAGCACCCACCAGGGTCTTGCCTACATTGGCAATAGTCTTATTAAGCCCGCCCATCTTCTTGGAAACTTGATCGGTTTCCTTTTTGATAGCGGTGCCTGCCTTCTTGGTCTGCCCGGAAATGTTCGTGGTGGTCTTGGACATGGTCTTGTCCGCATCCAACATCTTTTTCTGCGCCTCGCCAAGAGAACGCTTGAGCGGTTCGGTCTGTGCCGATATTACATATGATAGTCTTCCGAGCATAGCTTTTTAAAGTAAAGCAGGCCAAGCCTTAACGGGCCGGCCTGCTGTATTTCTTATCAAGTGACTTCCAGTCAGGGACTGTTACCTCTTTGGACTTGTCGGCCTCCCAATAGAACGGGTACAGCCTCCGGGGGTCTCTCACCTGGTCTTTTTCCTTTAGCCCTTTATTGCGCAGCACCGTGCCGAAGTATCTTATAACATTCATAAGATGTTTGTTGTCGGCAGATCGGCACTCGCTGTGATCGTCAAGGGCCAATGTCAGCTCTTTGGGTGTGACATCAAGGAAGTTGTCGTAAGACAGCCCCAGGCGTGACAACGCAATAGCATAGACATCCTCTACTTCTCTGCCACCTTCTGCTCGGTGGCCTGGGAAAAAGCCGAAAACGATGCGATGAACTCATTTAAGCTCTCATCGAGTACGTCTTCCATCTGCTCTCTCTTAAGATCGAAATCCTGCCCTGCCTTGCGTGCGCCCTCTTTCAGTGCGTGATAACACAGTGCTTCCATACCTTCGTAGTCGGTATTTCCGTCCTCATGTTTATAATCACGCCCCAGCTCCGAGTTCGCGCCTTTCATTGCACGATACGATATGCGTATCGGATACTTTTTGCCATCAAATGTTATTGTCATGCCTTAGTCCTTTTGATTTCTCCTGCACCCTGAATAGTGCCACTATACGTCATTGCTTCGCCGACCGACCCATCTATGCTTAACTCGGTAATGATACCACCACCTTCAAACCAATGGCCAGTAGGAGCCTCTGAACTATCATCTCCCAGACACACCGTTACAGGATAGTCTCCCGTAGCAGAAAGCCACAGGTCGAAAAGCTCGTTGAAGGTGCCCGACCCCAGCCCGGTAGCAGCATGTGCGCTACCCACGCCGTAGTCCCTGGTCACCATCGAGCCGAAGCTGATAGACCAGTTCTTGCGGTCTGCCACGAAGTCTTCGAAGCCCTCGGTGTCAAAGGATGTGATGTCAATGGTGTTCTTGCCGAATGTCGCAGAAAAATCAGTGCAGCGTGCCAACACCATGCCGTGTATCTTTACGACAAACTCGCGTGCCAGCCTTACTATGTTTTTTGACATTTTCTTTTTCTTTAATTGTTAATAAATAGGAGCTTGAAACGCATATTATACATATGCGCACCAAGCTCCTCTACGCGGATGACCTGCATGAAGTCATACCGAATATCGTAAAAGTCGTTGTTGATGTGGTGCAGGTCGTTGATCACAGACGCACCCATGGTGTTCAGGGTGTTAAGATCGGGGATGCCCCGGTGGCTCAAATCCTTGGCATAGACGTTAACATTAAAGTCTACAGTCTGGATGGAGTCTGAGGGCACGGCAAGGGTGTTAACAACGCCAAAATAGGCATCTTCCCCGCCATCAGGATAAGACCACTTGTAAAAGTGCGCAAACGTCTTGCCCTCCCCGATGTCCGGGGTGGTAAGCAGGCTGTGTACGCCATCTATTACGCTGTTCACAGTCTTCATACTTTGAGTGCTTTTGCAATCATTTGCCGGTACTTGTTTTTGGCCTTATGCACCGAATTGGTAATCACATCATATCCTCTTGCCTCAACTGCAGCACCATAGCCCATTCCGGCCACCATTATCAGTCCGCTATCTCTTACCTCAGATTTTAAGTCCATACCGTACTGCTGGCCTTCCCCTCCGCCACCTCCTTGCCCAAAGGACATTGAGGCAGTGTCTCCTTTTGTTATAGCTATATAACCGATGGAGTTTCTAAGATTGCCGGTTTCATCTCTATATGTATTGGTCTGCCTTGCATTAGAGACAAACAGCTCTCCTACATACTGATTCGTGCGGCTTATTTTACGCTCTACCTTCCTTAAAAACTCCGGGCTGTTGTCTATAACCATATCTGTGCCCCCCGTTGGTTTACACCCAGGCGCTTTACCGTACCGCTCCATGTCCCCGTCTCGTGCGTCAGCGTGGCCTCCGCACCCATCGGGATATTTTCGTCTGTAGGGGTCAGGTAAAACACCCAAGCATACACTATCTGCGCACCATCGTCTGTGCGGATAAGATTACCCCTTCCGTTGGCCTCAGCGCGACCTTCGAGGGTAAGCTCCTTGGCGTCTCCGGGTGTATATTCCCCATCGACAAAGGTGCCTTCCTCTGTCCAGCTTACAGCCAATGTATGTGGGTATCTATCCATGCTACCAGACCTTTGGTGAACGAACTGCGTTACGACTTATACCGAGCTTCTGCTCTAATGCCTCCTTGGCCTGCCGTGCGCTGTCTACAAGGGTATAAGACAGGTGACCCTCTGTTAGACTTGCCCCACCGAGAATGATCTCGTACAGTTTGATGGTGGCAATGTCTATCTTCTTGTCACTTGTATACACCCCGTCGGCAACAAGCCCTACATCAGCAAGCGCCTTCACGAAGTGGTTTTCATCGAGTACCACTCCGTGTGCGCTTGATATGTTAGCTTTTATGGCTTCCAGATTGGTCATTATTCATGTGCTTCGGTGTTCACGATATACATGTTGTCCGCTACCTCAAGTCCGGGGAAGGCCGCAAGTTCGCCACGGGTAAACTCCCCGAAAGGCTCGGTCTGTGACCACTTGCTTACCAGCACGTTGTTGGCGGTAGCATAATCAACGCCCGCTACGGGTGTGATTTGCTCGATGCTCAACGAGTTGTGCATAATCCCCGCACGCTCGGCAGGAAGGAACGTGATGTACTTGTCGTCGTCCCATGCGTCGATGCTCTTGATCACGCCGTTTTCCTCAACTTTGATCTTTGGATTGATAAGATCAATGTAAGGAAGCCCCAGTGACTGAAGCTCAGTGTTGAACACGTCCAAGGAAACGAAAGCAGTGTCAAAATGGCTCACCACTTCCTCGCTCTTGCGTATGTCATGCCACTTGGAGGGTGTCATAACGATCTTTTCCAGCGTTACGCCGGTGTCGTCCTGCACGTCTTCGGTGAACTTCTGAATGTCCGCCAGTGGGGTGGCTGTACCTGTGCCCCAATAATCATCTGAGCCGCTAAACCCAAAGGCGTCGCCGCCGTGCTGCTTGTTGTCTGCCTTTACAAGCAGGTCAACGGTTCCGGGCACAACGCCGTCGGGGTTGGAGGTAGCATCAATGACAACCTCACCCTTAGAAAGCGCCTGAGCCGCGTACCAGTCAAGCCTTGAAGTAACTGAATTGACAACATACGAGACGTCGTCCCATATCAGGCTGATGATCTGCTGCTTCTTGCCTTCGTCGTTGGTAGACACCGCCTGCATGGTTAGCCATTCGCGGTAGCTCTGTTCGTCCATCTTGCGCTTGACCTTGATAGCGGCCACCTCGCCAGACAGCTTCTGCAAGCCGGCACGTGAACGAAGCGGTGCCTCGCTGCCATGTGCCACCACAGAGGCGGCTGCCTCCAGGCGTGACTTGCCTATCACGGAAGTGTACGTAAGTCCCATCTGTGGGCTTCCCAGCGGGAAGAACCTCTGGAAGAAAGACTCCTTGAATACGTCCGTGTTGGTGTCAACTAAGACCTGCAACTGCTCGGCGTATTTTCCAAATACTGATTTTACTCTGTTATCCATGTCTTATCCTCCCTTATTTAGATTCACTGAAATGAATATGAGACAAATCATCCAATAACCCGTCAACGTGAGCCTGGATGCGGTTCTTGTACACTGTGCCACGAATGGCCACGGTAGCAAATTCGCCTGTAGCGATAGTGGTGTCGTAACGCAGGATGCCGTTAGCCTTTTCATTAATGGCAACAGACCCTGCATCGGCGGTACCCGCTGCATGAAATAACACGTCACCGATACCACCTGTTCCCAGGTTGTCACCGTCTGCGTTTTCAATAACGATGTACTCGTCTTCTGATACCGTGATCTGGTGTGCCGACCCTCCGTTATCCAAGGCAATATGGTCGCCTACCTGGAAGTGGTGTCCAGCCTGGACAGAAAGGCCGGAGGCTCCGGCGTCTGCTGTAGCCGTAAGTACGGCTGTCTTTATTGGGGTTGCTGTCCGGGTGTCCTCATCTACCTTCAGGAGACTCCCCTTGGGAAGTTTCACGTCTTTGTTGAAGCCGTCAGGCGAAATGGAGAACCCACCAGTTAGCAACTCAAAGACTTTTACGAAGACATCATAGACAGCGCCTACGGTCTCCGATTTTGGTTTTAAAGCCATTGTTCTAACTTTTTAGTTTCTACTTTTTTACTTTGTGTTTTGTGATCGCCTCTTTGACTTCCTCGTCTTCACCGCCTCCACCGCTTGGCCTCTTGGGTGGTTCGGAGACAAGGCCCTCCTGGATCATCTGTTGTTTTAGCTTTTTAGCTTTCGCCTCCAAGCCGGTTAGTATCTCATCCACATCATCGTCTTCTGCGGGCGTAATGCCGTCCAGAAGGATATCAGGGATTTTCTTTTCCCGTGCCCTCTCGGTGAGCCTGCCCATAACCTCGCGCCGCTTTTCGCGCTGCTTGATCTCGTCAAGTTCTTTTTTCAGTTCAGCGTACCGGTCATCCCTTGGAGACTCCTTTGGGTCGTCCTTACGATCGTCTTTAGGGTGTTTTTTAAGCTGGTCTAGCTGATCCCTAAGCTCCTTGACCTTTGCGCTGACCTCCGTTGCCCTGCGGTCGCCTTCGGCTTGCAGGTCTGTTACTTTGATGGGTGAGCCGTCAAGTTCGCCAATGGCGCCCTCGATGTCTTCTTCCTTTTCGACCTTCTCTGATAGCCTTTCTGCAAGGCTTTCCATGAATTTCGAAGTGAGCTGCCCTGCATACTTTGTCTTCAGTTCAGCTAAGATTTTTTCTTTCATTTTGTAGTTTTTTTGGCAAACAATTTGGGTTTAAAAAATCATTTGCAATTTTTATGCAATATATAATAGTTTTCAACGCGAGATGTGCCTTCTGCGCACAATCTTT